TGGGGTATGCAAGTAGGAACGGGAATAAACCACGAGAGCTACGCTATGGCATACGCTAAAGCAGGCAAAAAACCCGCCGTAGCTTGTGCAGTTGTAAAAGACAACGGTAGCCTACCTATAAATATACTTATGCCGCTCTAGTGCGTAAGTTTTAAGCTATTATCTTTACTTTTTAGTATCAATACAAGGCAAAGGCTATACAACGCCTTAAATCGCCTTAAAATCAATTTACTCTAGTATCCGTCAGCCGTCCGTCACAAATAAGTATATATATATATTAATATATTATAGTTTATAATAGATATATAAGTATATATATAGTTATTATAGTTATTTATATATATATATTACTAGATAAAAATAAAAAAATATTAAATTATTTTTACATATTTTTGTTAAAATGTTTGGTATTAATAAAAATAGTAGTAATTTAGCCGAGCAATAACGCAATAACTAACACACTACTAGAATGAAAAATTTAAAAAAATTATACTCTTTTCAAAAATTACCAAAATGGTTTAATTCAATGGTATTCGCTGAAGGCGATATAGTTAAAAACCCACACTATTACGGAAAATTTGATACTTACAATAAAGAAACGCACGAGCTATCGGCTAATGAGTTTAGTATGTATGTTTTTATTTTACATTCAAAGAACTTATATGAACTAAATTTATTGTCAACAGAGAGTTATAAAAATATGATTGAAGGGCGTGAATGGTTTATGAAGAACAACCCAAACGCATTTTACGATTTACTAGACTACTAACAACAACTAACATTACTAGCTCGCACTTAATCGGTGCGGGCTTTTGGTGGTATAAGGCAATAATGCCGCACTATTTAATAATATTACAATGGACTTAAAAACACTACAACCTAACACAGTTATAAAAGCGGGTAATCACTTAGTAAGTATAGGTAGAGAAACTAGCTTAGTAGCTATATTATCTCCTAATACGCACGAGTTTACAAAACTTAGTAGGGCTAAAACTAATAAGCAACTACGTAAAGTAAAGCGTAATTTTAAAACGTGGTTAAATTGCGATAATAGCTTTAGCTTTGAGTTTATGACTAACGAGCTTACAAATGAATTAATAACTATTTTAAAAACTAAATAAACAATGGACTTAAAAACACTATTTAAAGAAACTTTACCCGCTTACTACGACGAGGTAAATAAACAAGAGACTTACGTATATCTAAGTACGGTAAACAAAGTTTTAAACGAGACTAAAGAGAGAATAAGAGAGCGTAAGGTAGCTAACCACGTAGACGGCTATACAGAGATAGCGTTAGGCTTAGAGCTTGCTCTAAACGAGTTAGCCTTTGTAAGCTCAGAGATAACCTTAGAACAGATTAAAACGGTAAACGATGAACAATAGAGAAGAGACAAGCTTAGAACTTATAGCGGGTGCTATAATAGTATTTTTACCTTTAATTTTACTTTGGTTATAATGACGCAGCAAGAGACACTAAATAAGATATTTAAAGATAACGGCTTAATAGCTGAGGACGTCTTTAAACACCAACACTATACAATAATAACTAGGGCGGGTATAGATAAAATACAAGCTAACAAGAGTATAGAGATACGCTACGAGCTAGAGAGGTGCGAGCCTACCTTTGCAGTAGTAAAAGCCTACGCCTCTTTAGGTGCTAGTAAGATAGAAACTTATGGGAGTGCTTTAAAGGGTAGTAGTTTTAAAGATGGTAGTACTAATACCTACTACGTCGTAGAAATGGCAGAAAAACGAGCTATGAGTAGAGCCGTACTTAAACTAGCGGGGCTATACTCTTTAGGAGTTTTCGGCGAGGACGAGAGCGAAAGCTTTAAAAAATAATTAATTAATTAATAAAATCAATATTATGAGTTTAGAAGTAAAAGGTAATTTAGTAAAAGTTTTAGAAATGCAAAGCGGAACAAGTAAAGCGGGCAAAGGGTGGGTAAAACAATCTTTTGTAGTAGATACTGGGGCAAAGTTTAACCCCGAAATATGCTTTAATTTATTCGGACAAGAGAAAGTAGATTTACTTTTAGAGTTTTCGGCAGGCGACGAGGTAGAAGTACTTTTTAATCTATCGAGTAGAGAGTACAAAGGTAACTACTATACGAGTGCGGACGTTTGGAAAATGCAAAAAGTAGAGACTAGTAACGCTTTAGATAATCACTTTGAGGGCTCTACGCCGTCAGATTTACCCTTTTAATATGAACTACGATAACTACAAACTAGCCACGCCAGAGTATAACGATAACGTAAGCTCTTGCTGCGGCGATGAGATAACAGAGTACGAGCGATACGAGGAGTATTGTTATAATGCTTTAATTTGCGATAGCTGCGGCGAAGAGTGCGAACAAATTACTTATAACGAGTATAGCGTAAATAAAGCCGAGTATTTAGCGGAATGTTACGCCGACGATGATAAATTAAACGAATAAAAATAAAAAAAAATGAACGAATTCATATTTGAAATAAATTTAGTAACCTCTATAACAGAGCGTAAACTAGGTTTAGAAATGGGTAGCTTAAACGTAAAAAAGAAAACCGAGACTTTAGTACTGGGGCGTCTAGTAGTTTGTAATTTACTTATGCAGGGCGGAGTAACGCCCGCTAAACTATCCGACTATTTTTGTAAACACCGTACCGCCTTTTACCACTATAAAAAATTACATAAATTTTATTTTACTAATTTAGCAGCGTATCCAGAGTACGTAACTCTATATAAGCAAGTGCTAGACGAGTACGAAAATACTAGTTTAGTACCTAGATATAGGAGTAATTTAGTAAAGCTATCAGCTATAGACGATATAGACTTAACTATAAAAAGTTTACAAGCTCAAAAAGAGATTCTAAGCAATAAACACTAATTTTTAAATAATAAAACAATGACGCAAAAAGAGGAAACACTACACTATTTAAAAACCTATAAAACTATAACTACGTGGGAGGGTTTTAAAGAGCTTAACATACTAAGGTTAGGCAGCGTAATAAATGATTTACGCAACGAGGGGCACGCTATAAAGACTAAAATGCTAACCGTAATTAAACGTAACGGCAAAAAAGCACAGATAGCCGAGTATAGCCTTATAGCTAAAGATAAAGAGCAGCTTAACCTCTTTTAAAATGAGTAAAGGCTATATAAAAATACACAGAAAAATACTAGATAACGGCGTATTTGAAAACGGCGAGCTATTAAAGGTTTTTGTTTGGTGCATACTTAGAGCAAATACAGAGCCCGCTACTATATACGGTATTAAATTAAAAGTAGGGCAGTTTATAACGGGGCGAAACTCAGCCGCCCAAGAGCTTAGAATACCTCCGACTACTGTATACGATAGAATTAAAAAGCTAGAGCAGTTAAAATACATATCTTTAGAGAGTAATACTAAAAATACTATTATAACAGTACTTAATTACTCAGAGTACCAGAGCGTAGAGATAGCTAAAAAACGCAATTTAGAGAGCGTTAGCGAGCGTTTTAGTGCTGAGGTTATGCAATACGCTACAGAGCATAGCGAGGACGTCTTAGGGGCTTTTATTTCTTACTGGACTGAGCCAAACCGTAGCAAGACTAAGCTAAGGTATGAACTACAAAAGACTTTTGAGGTAGGGCGTAGGCTTAAAACGTGGGTAGAGAATAACAAAAAATTTAACACAAAAACCGATAAGCCTGCTATTTTTGATAGTTGGAAAGAGGCTAGAAATATTATAAACAATGAATAGAGAAACTCAAATTGACGTACACTTATTATTAGCTCTTTTTAGATGCTTTAATGAGCAGCTTTACCTTATAAAAGATAAGCACAAAACTATACTAAAATTAAAATTTAATAGACTTATAAAAGTCTCTAGGGCTTACGAAAACGAAATTTTAAAGCTAAATAATGGAGCGGACGATTTAGACAAAGTATACGACGAGTTAATGGAGCTTATTTTAATAATTAAAAAAAATATAAATGAGTAAAGTAAAAAATAAACTAGTAAAAAAAATGTTTAAATTATCTGAGACAGATAAGTATAGAAAAAAGCGAGGTATTAAATGGGATATGTACTACTTATATATGGGCTTTACTTTTGCAAGAAATACAACCTACAAACGTAAAAATAGATTTTAAAATGATAGATAAAAGTAGCCAAATATGGCACAGATATAAAACAAATAGAAAGCAGTTAAATCTAGACTGTATAGACTTAATAAGTAAATGCTATTTAGAGCTAGGGCAAAAGCCTACGCCCGAAAATATCGCCTTAATGGGTACGCTACTACTAGACGACTTAGCCGTAAACTACGGTAGGCTAGAACTAGACGAGGTTAAATATGCTTTTAGTAAAGGTATAAGAGACGGCGAAGAGGGTACAAGTTGCTTTATAAACGTCAGAACGTGGAATGTATGGCTAACAAAGTATAAAAAGGCGGCACAGTTAAAACGTCAGCAAAACCTAATAACAGAGTATCAGCAATACAAAGAAACTCAGAAACAAATAGGCTATACTATTAATCAGGCTAAAAGATTAAAATAATGCACAAGCTAATAACTATAAAAGATATAAACGAGGTAACTACAGACGCTAACGTAACTACTTTAAAAGTAACGGGCGTATTAATAAACGAGGACGCTACCAGTACGGGCGAGCTACAAAACTTTATAATAGAGCTAGATACCTTAGAAATAGTACAAACCTTTAATACAACTTGGACTAATAACGCTATAGGCAAATTACGCCGATGGCTAAACGATATAACAAAATGACATATTTATATATTATAATACTTTCTATAATGATAGGCTATATTTTGCTATACTTATACTTTGAGCATAGACTAGACAAAAGAAAAAAAGAGTTTAAAGAGTTAAATAAGACTTTGAGAAAATGGCACGAAAACCAAAAACCCACGCAGCACTAAAAAAAGACTTAGACGCAGTTTTTAGTAAGTATATACGATGGCACTACGCAGACGATAACGGCTTAGTAGAGTGCTATACTTGCGGAGTAGTTAAGCACGTTAAAGAAATGCAAAACGGACACTTTCAGAGCCGTAAGCATACTAGCACGAGGTGGCTACATACTAAGTACATTACGAACTGTATGCCTCAATGCGTAAAATGTAATATATATAGCGAGGGCGAAAAGTGGATATTTGGCAATAAGCTAGTAAGCGAGTACGGGCAAGACGCAGTAGACGAGCTTATAAGAGAAAGTAATAAAAGCGTTAAGCTGAGTAAGGGCGATTTAATAGAATTAATAGAACACTATAAAGAAAGTTTAAAAAAATTACTAGAGTAAAAGCAAAGTTTTTTACAAAAAAGTGTTAAAATGTTTGCGAGTTAAATATATTATGCCGTTATTTGCAGAGCAATAACGCATTAAATAACACACTACTAGAATGACAAATTATTTAAATACACTAATTACAGAGAAAAACTTAAACGTAGATACTTTAATAGAAGTAGAGGGTAACGACTGGGGTACTAACTTTATACCTTTAGAGTGCGTGATAGAATTTATAGCAGCACAAAACAAAGCAACGCAAGACAAAGTAAAAGCTACGCTAGTTAAAATAGACTTTCATAACGGCGATATAATGCACTTTTTTAAATACATAGCTAAAGGAATGGCTATGTAATAAACAATACTATGTTAGTAAATAAATTAAGGCTCACTTGCAAAAGTGGGCTTTTTTATTATTATTGCTAAATGTTAAGTAATAAACTTTGTAAGGAGTTAAAACAAATAGCGGCTAACTTTATACCCGCCGAGCACCTAGACGACTTAACGCAAGTAGTTTTTGAGCAGCTTTTAAATATGGATAAAGAGAAACTCTACGGCTTATTAGATACTGGCGACATATACAGATACTTTAATAGAATGTGTAAGCTAAGCTACTATAGTAAAAACTCGCAATACTACTATACCTATAATAAGATTAACGAGCATATTACGTTTACAGAAGAGAGTAAAAAACAAACTACTAATAACTTATATATTAATACAGACGAGGGCAGTACTAACGCCGACGTTATAAATAGTATACTTAATGAGCTTTACTGGTACGATAGAGAACTATTTAAGTTATATGTTTTAGGAGATGAGGACGTAAAAAAGTATACGTATACCTCACTAGCTAAAAAGACTAATATAAGTAGGATAAGTATATACTATACTATTAAGGCGGTTAAAAAGTACGTGGCAAATAGATTAAAAGAGTTAAATAATGATATATAAAGACTTAGCCGAGCTAATAGACTACGATATACCAGTAATAGAGGTATATAACGAGGACGGCGACTTAGAGTACGTACTAGACTTAGATACTTTAGAGTTTGACGATATAGACATAGTATATAAAAATAATTTAAAATGCTTTGGAATAATAAAACTAGTAAGAGATGAACAAACCGAAATTAATGATACAGAGTTATAACTACTTTAAGGCAGTAGCTAAGAGAGTTTTAGGCGGTTTTGAGAATGTAGATAACGCTACGTACTACGATAGAACTTTTATCTGTAGCCGTTGCCCTAAACTTAACGAGGCTAGAGAGTGCACCGAGTGCGGTTGCCCAGTAGAAACTAAGGCAGCTTGGAAAACTGAAAAATGCCCTTTAAATAAATGGTAAAATGAGAGATTTTAAATTAGTAGTAATTTATCCAAGCTAAACAAATGGTAGCAATAACAAAGGAACACTTAAAAAAAGCAAAGCAATTTTATAAACTTTGCGAAACTGGTAAAGCCCCTAGCCAAAAGGTTAAAGCTGACTTAATAGGCTTTTATAACGAATTGTACGGCACTACATATAAGAGCTCTACAAATTGTACCTCTTGCCTTAGCGTAGTATTTAAGGCTATACAAAAGTTAGCCCTAAGCGATACTATTAAATAATTAACAAATACTCTTAAAACGTCTTAAAATGACTAAAATAGATAAACTACCGAGCTACTACGTAGGCAAGTATAAAAAGATTAAAGCGTACGACGTAATGAACGACTACGAGCTAACCTATAATGTAGCTACGGCTTGTAGTTATCTTTTGCGTAGTGGTAAAAAGCCAAAAAACCCCGCAGAGCAAGACATAGAGAAAGCTATAAAACATTTGCATTTTGAACTAGAGCGTATTAAGCTACAGACAGAGCAAGACAAAATAGACGAAATAAATAAAACCTACTTTAGTGGTAACGGAATTAGTACGTATTAACAAAATAAAGCCTAACGCTAGTAACCCTAGAGTTATTAAAACGCTTAAATTTAAAAAACTAGTAAAGAGTATTAAAGAGCTCCCTAGTATGCTTAAACTACGCCCTATAGTAGTAGACGAAAACTATATAATTTTAGGCGGCAATATGAGATATAAGGCTTGTATAGAGGCAGGGCTTAAAGAAATACCTATAATAGTAGCTAACGAATTAACAGAGGACGAAAAACAAGCTTTTGTAATTAAAGATAACCTAAGCTTTGGCGAGTGGGATTATGACTTGCTTAGTAACGAATGGGATAGCGTAGAGCTCGACGACTGGGGCTTAGACGTATGGCAAAACGAGGACGATATAAATAACGCAATAGAAACAGAAGAGCCTAAGCCTAATAGCGATAGGGTAGTTTGTAGTTTATGCGGTAAATAATAATACAAATGATACACAATAAAAAAGAGCCGTTACTAAAAGCTTTAGAGAAAACTCTAGGCGTAGTTACCTCAGCTTGCAAATCGGTAGGAATAGGTAGAGCTACTTTTTATAGGTGGCTTAAAGACGATAACGAATTTAAAGAGGCAGTAGACGAAATACAGAGCGTAGCTTTAGACTTTGCAGAAAGTAAACTATTTGAGCAAATTAAGGATAACAGTACGGCGGCTACTATATTCTACTTAAAGACTAAAGGCAAAAAGCGGGGCTACGTAGAGAGGCAAGAGCTAGAACATAGCGGCGGCGATAAGCCCGTAAATATAAAGTTAGTAATAGATGACGATAGCGAGCCTAACGAGTAAGCAGGGCGAG